TTGGACAAGTTCTTTAGTATCAATAGCACATACAGCCCTGACATTGGGGTCATACTCAATAGCAAGGCGCATATATTCCGCGATAATTAAAGCCTTTCCTGTGCCTGTGGCGGCAACGATAATAGGATTCTTTTTATTGCCATCGGCATACCAATCATCAATGGCTTTTAATGCCTCGGCCTGATAATAACGTGGGGTTTTTTTCATCCATGACACTCCTTATAAAAATCGCACCATTTGCATTTAAAATAGTCTTTGCCCGCAATGCGCTCGGGCGGATTTTTAGCATCCTTAATGCGCTTGGCTTTTTCAATTAAAGCCATGGCAAGTTTCGGGTTTTCCTCTGTTCTTATTTGAATAAAATCGCGCCCACCTGCTTTTGACACAACCATGCAATGACGTGTTATTTTTTCCATATGCATATAAACAACGGCTTGGCAGTAATATAAATAATCCCAATTTTTTAATGCATCTTTTTCGCCATGTGTATCAATGCATTTTAATAATTGATTATAGAATTTTTCATTTTTGGCCTTAACTTCAAATATGTGCCAAGTATCGGGCGATTCAATTAAGCCCTTTATAACGCCATCATAATGACCTTTAAACCAACCTTCATTAAGATAATTAAATCCAAATTGCCCTGTGCCATCATCGGCATGTAATTCAATGCCATCAATCATTTTATAGCGGTTAACAATCACTTGCTCTGTTGCGTGTCCATCCTCAATAGCGCATAGCACCAACCATCCCATGTCTTTTTTAGGATAGTTGTTATATTGATACCAAATCTTGCGCGAGCATTCATCACCAACGCTAGAAGCCCCTATATAATCACGGTTTTGGCGTTCCTGTCTTAATTCTATTTGTTCTTTGATTAACGCCACTGTTGAGCGTTGCGGGATTTTTACCATTTCATTCGTCCTTATAAAAAGAGGGCGGAGGCATTACACCCCCGCCAGAGAAGTGACCTGTTAAAAGTTTGTTACTTTTCCCATGGTTTCTTTGCCCCATCCGTGGACGAAGACGCAGGAGCGGACTTCTCTTTTATGCTTTTATATGATTTAATGCGGTTATATTCACCATCAACAACAACCTTTGCAATTAAACGAATATTGTTTAATTCATCCGTATCTTGAATGTTTGGCTTATTAACGCACTCACATATTTTTTTAAGTGTTTGATAGGCAATTTCAACAGCTTTTTCATTCGGGTTTTTAATATTTAAACGCTCAAATAAAACACGACCTGTTTTATCACCTTCAACAATTTCAAACTTCATTTGAATATACTGACCTGTCCCCGCTTTAGTGTCTTTAACTTCACTTTCGGTAAACATGCCAACATATTCCGCCTCTGGTAGTAATTCAAACTCACCACCTTCAACTTCTTCTGATTTAAATTGGAATCCTAGTTCTGCCATGATAATTTACCTCCTTTATATGATTTATAAAATGCCATTTTATTCGTCCTTTCCATTGTTAGACTGTTTATAGTAAGGAATACAATCGGCAATCGTATCCCAGTATTGACCTTCCATGTCGAAAGGTATTTCTGACGGCAAATTATATCTGTTTTTTGCCGTGGCACTTGGACGCTCTGACGTATATAAAATACGCTCACCCGAACCAATGGCGCGTTTACGCTCTTTCATGCCGTCTTTTTCTTTTTTAACCGCAGTGTAATAATTACCAAACATAACAATATCGCTATGCTCCATTAACTTCCCTGCGGCTTTTACATGCAATTTCATTTCATATCGGTCATAGGCGTCTGTTTCGGGATTTTCATACCGCTTAACATGGCTATGTGCCAACTGAATAATCATCATGTCTTTTTCATTGCGAAGATAATTAAGTGCGTCAATATATTGCGCCCAGATATCAAGTGCAAATCCAAATCCGCGACCATAGCCAATATCATTGATTGATTTTACATTTTGCTCATCACAAACTTGTTGCCAGATTAAAGGCTCAAGCCAATCAACCGAATCAATTACAACCGTTTTAAAGTCATGGTCTTGCGTTGCTAGTTCCTCAATGTATTGCATGACTTCACCATAGGTTTTAGCCAATGGAAAGGCAGGGCAATCAATCGTGTCTAAGCCGTCCTCTGTTTGGATAAAAACAGGCTTAGGGGCAAGTGACCCAAAGGTCGATTTACCCAATCCATGCACACCATATAATATAATCCGTGGTGGTTTGTTTATTTTTGTTTGTAGGGATAGACCCTTTGTTGTATTAGTCATTATTTTCGTCCTTTAATTTAATTGAAATTGTGCCTTGTTTAATTGTGCGGGCATCTTCTAAATCAGCCTTAACATCATCAGGTAAAGCATTATATAGTGTTTCCGTTAAGTCATATTTCGCACGAATAAAATTATATTTATCATGTAATTCTGATAAAATTTCTTGATTCCAATCAATCTTTTTACCAATAACAATATTAAATCCGCCAAAATGAAACGTGCCAAATTGTCCGTTTGGTTTGTTTTCTTCAAGAATTTTAGCTTTTAATTGTGCTAGTTTTTTATTGATTACTTTTTGTTCAGCAAGTGTTTTTTTGTATTCTTCAATAAGTGTATTTTCTTCAATCATGATTTCGTCCTTTCATTTGATTGTGTTTTTATAATATATATATTTTCAAAAAGGGCAAGGGGTTAATTCAATTTTTTTTAAATGATAATTTTTGGTTATAACATTAATTAATTCCATCCATTCATCATTTGATAATTGGCTTAAATCATATTTTTGTAATTCATTTAAATACTCTCCTGCCATATCACTTGCGTATTCATTGGCTTGTTCAATTATGTCGATTCCGTCTATGTCGCTGTCCATAGTATTTTTGGCCTCCCACCTGTTTCTTGTTCTTTAACTTCTGATAATCCCGATTGTTGTAATGCCGTCAATATTTCATTCAGGTCTTTTGTTTTATAGCGTGAATATGGCGAGCGTTTATGCATGTCTGACCGTGTAATAGGTTTTTTACGCAATGATTTTAATATTATTTTCTTATCTGCTTCAAATTCCGAACCCGATACGGACATCTTTAAACTTTCCGCCAACTCATGCAAATTAAGTTTGACCCAATCAAGTGCCTTTTGATAATGAATTGTTTCTATTTTATTGGCGTTAGGATTTTCCGATAAGGCGATTATCATAGATAGCCTCATGGCTATCTCATTTGAACGCATCGTTATTTCCGATAAACCGAATTCTTCTAGTGATTTCCCAATGTCAATAAATTCTTGTTGCGCTTTAATGTCTTCTTCTTGGAATTTATAATCAAAATTAATTCTTATTTCGGTTGGCTCGTTTTCGGGCAATGTTAAGTCATCATTTGCGCGTTCGGTCACAATATCAACCCATTGAATTATAGATTGTGGCACTTCAATAGGCTCTCTTTTCTTTCTTATTTCCCTTTCGGCTTTAGATACGCAAATTAAAAACCTATTTAAAAACCCATCTTTGACAGCTTTCTCACCGACATTATTAAAGAAGTCTTCTGGCGTAGACATGCAAAACAAAGTCAATGCGGGATGTTTGACAACATAATTAAGCGCGTCTCTTTTCTCTTTTGAGAGGCCAACTGTTGAATAACTTTTATTCCTTAATGTTCCATCTAAACGCCCAAAAACTTCCATGATTTTGGCGTTAGCTTCCTTCATGTGAATATTACCGTTTTTGGCATTAGATGCCTCAATGTTTTTTGAAAACTCATCAATGACACATATTTGCCTTGGTTGGTGATATAAAGACGACACAACCGCACTTGGACTTGTAAATCCATCACCCCCAATAAACTTCGTGTTGTCCGTTGCAGTTAATATTTTTTCAATTATTTTTTTACCATGCTCCTTGCCCGTTCCTGATTGCGCCAAGTTTAAAAAATATAAGGATGATTTGTTAGAATAGTTGGTTACAAAGTTACGAGATAGCAATATTGAACAAAGCGCAAAAGCCGTTTGAATGGCAAATAAAGGTTGGTTATTACCGCTCGTAGCATTGTAATAATCAATTATTTCATCCAACACGCCACCTAATTTAATATTACTGTTATTGCCTGTGTTTATTTTATTGGCGGTTTTTGTTTTTAATTTTTGGGGCTTCAAAACCTCGCGGACGGCATCCAAGCCAATGGCAACGTGCATATCGTTAAAATCATCATGCGAGACATTAGGCGGAAATATAGACGGCAATTCGATTTGTTCGCATTTTACACGATTAGCGTCATTGTTTTCGCCTGCCAATATGATGTTTGATTCTATATGCTTATCTTTGACTTTTTGACTAACTTCATATAGGTTCCCGCAATCTATCGCTACATAAACGCAATTCCCTGTTGCCTCATGCACAGATAAACCCGTGCTTAATCCTTCGCTTATATAGATAGTAGATTTATCGCCGTCTATAACAAAATAACATCCTTTTTTTCGCCCTCCTGTTTTAAGTTTTTTGCGACCATCTGGATATATTTTTTGATAGGATGTTATGACATCATTATCTAATACAGGCATATAAAGAACCTCGCCTTCTTGCCTTAAATGCGGACAAGACTTAACCTGTTTAAACTTTAAATACGGATTTTCATTTGTGGCACTCTCAAGGCTTAATAGCTTGTCACTGGCCTCTATAGCCGATTCTTCATGCCTTTGCTTTTCTTCTGCTTTGCGTTGTTCTTGGTGTTTTTTTATCTCATCATTCACTTTTATGCGCTCTGCAAAAGACAAGGTGTTTGTGTCTTTGCTCGTCCAATTGTTTTTTTCGCCGTCTTTCCATGTGCCATAAGACGCAATCGAAATGTTCTCATATTGATTGTATATGTACCATCCTGATTCTTTTATGCCTTTATCGGTAGGGTCTGAAATTCTGTCTATTTGACCGTCTTTTAAAACCTTTGGAGGCTTGTATCCTAATTTAGATAAATGAGCTAAAAAATCACCCCTTGGATTATCGGATTGATTATATGTTTTTGTAGTTTTTAATCGTGCTTTATAGGGAGCTATATTTACCATTTTATTTTCCTTTATACCATTTAGATTTAAAAGCGACTTGCCATAATGGTAAAAAAAGACACAAGGGGAGGCTATCCCAGCCGCAAAATCACAATATAAAAATCAGTATTTTTTGTCAATATATTAAAATCTTAATTTCTCAATTATATACATAATTTACGAATTAATAGAATTAAGGGTAGGTGTATTTACATAGCGATATAAAGAAGATGGAAAGAAGTCTGAATTAAGGGTAGGTTAAAAAACTCAATAAAAACAATAGTATAGTATATATAATATATATATATATATACTTCTTTCCTTATTTCTTACTGTCTATCTATCCCTCCTATTTTATTAGTGTAGACGGGGTATTATACATTATGAGGCTTTTTCTAAATTATCTTTTTATGTAATTATAAATATAAATATATATTTTTATTGATTTTATTTTTAATGGTGGTATATTGTTTTTATAAATTTGAAAGGACGAATAACATGAGCGACACACCACAAGATATAATTAACCATTACACGCCAAAACTACAGGATACGGATAATCAAATCTTGGGGATTGAATGTAAGTACGATGGATTGATCCCCGATGGCGATCAGAATTATTTAAACAGGCTTCGTTCGGATGCGGGGTTCTATGCTGTCCAGATACAAAAAGCACAAAATGATTTATTAAAATCCCGAATGTTAAAAATTGTTGACGCGGTTATTGAATCACGCGGCGAAAATGCGGTTGTTGATGGTGAGGCTTACATGTTGGCGTTAGAATTAAAGGTGGGGATTGAATCATGAAACTGGTAAACGTAAAATACGGCCTTCTCACGCGGTCTAATGGTGAAACGCATACATACACTACAAAATCTATTTTATGGGGTCGTGTGGCTTTGTATTGCGGTTTAATCGCTATTATAGTCGTTCATTTGGCAGGGTGGTATTTGTAATGGGTATTCAAAAAATAATAGACTCTCCCACGCGGGGCACAGAATCAACTATAAATTCCAATGCTGGGAAAGGATTCACAAAAGAACACACTGAATTGCTTCTGAGGGAGGCGGCGGAGAGCGCGCTAGGATTTCAGGATAGAAAGGCAGACAGAAAAAGTCGAAGGACAATTGATGTTTTGCTTAGGTCTTTGTTATTCCATGT